TTTTTTTTTCTTAAAATTATTTGGAAATTTAAAAATAATGTTGTATATTTGTACTATCAAAATAAGAAATAATAAAAATGAAAATTTATTAAAAATAATTGCTAAATTATTTGGAAATTTAATTTTTATGTATTATATTTGCAGTATGAAACTAAAACTAATAATTCTAGGCAGGTGAAAGTCCTGCCACTTTTTGAATCTTACTGTCAAGTTTTTTACTCACTTTTAGTAGTAAGAAAATAAAAATATTGACAAAAACTTTAACTATTTAAATTATTAAAATTATGAAAACATATTTAAACAATTTGATTAATGAGTTGCCAACTAACTGTTTATTTGATAAAGGAAAAGTTGGATGTGGAGGAACTTCAATGGCAATTGAATGTAATAAGCCTTATGTTATTTGTGTTCCATTTACTAGCTTAGTTGAAAATAAACTTCAACAATATCCAAATGAAAGACGTACTGAGAAGATATTTGGAGTTTATGCTGGAGTTACTATTAAAGAGATTAAAGATTACGTAGATAGTGTTAAATGTCCTAAAATTATTGTTACATATGATTCTCTTTATAAAGTTATTTCTGCAATTAATCCTAAAGAGTTTAGCATTTTAATTGATGAATATCATATTCTCTTTAATCAGTATAGCTTTAGAAGCTCTGCTATTCAATCAGTGCTTAAATATTATAAATTATTTGGTAATTTTACATTTATGACCGCAACACCTTTAGAGGAAGAGTTTGTATTAGATGAATTAAAAGATTTAGAATTAGTAAAGCAGGAATGGGATGATGTTATAGATGTAAAAGTACAAACTGTTAAATGCGATAATGTAGAAGCTTCTACTATTAAACTTATAAATGGATTTTTAAACGGACAGGTTGAAGGTAACGCCTACATATTCGTTAATTCAGTAGACTTTATAAAGAACCTTATTAAGAAAGCCAAATTAACATCTAATAATACCAGAGTTATATATTCCAAAAACAATAAAACTAAACTGTCAATTCCTAATTCAACAGTCTTAGATGAACCTAAGAAAATAAACTTATTAACTTCAACTGTATTTGAAGGTTCTGATATTTATGATGAAAATGGAAGGATAATAATTATATCTGATCCAAGTAAAGCTAATACATTACTTGATATATCAACTTCTATACAGCAGATTGCTGGTAGAATTAGAAATAGTAAATATATTAATTGGATAACTCACATTTATTCTACAACAAGATATGCTGATATATCTTATGAAGAATTTAAAAAGCTTAATATCCAGAATATTGAAGAAACTAAAATTGCTGTAGAAGCATACAATAAACTTCCAGAGATAGCTAAAAAGAAACTTAGAGAATTTACTTCTGATGCATACATTAAATTAAATTGGGATGATGTATTTGAATTTGACCCTAATATGGCTAAGATCGATTTATTTAATTTTAAAGTATCCAGAGGACTGTATTCTGCTAGAGCTAATCTTTCTAATGAATATATTAATAAAGGATTTAATAAAGTAGTAGAACAATATGATAATTCTATAAAAATAGATCTAAATACTAAAACAAAAGCATTTAAAGATATAATTAAAGAAGTAAGAGAGGAATATGAAACCTTATATAAGGTAAACACCCCAAAATTAGATGATGCTCTTATTAAATACCCTTGGTTAATGGATGCTATTACTAAACTTGGATTCAATAAAATGGCCACTCTAAAATACTGTATTACTAAAATAAAAGATGAACTTATTAAAACTTCAGATAAATCTGTAGATAATAAAGTAGCAAATAAACTTAATAAAGATATAACTTTAGGTATGTGGTATTCTAATACTGATATTAAAAAGATACTACAAAAAGCTTATGATTTAGTTAATAAAACTAATGCTAAAGCTACTGATATTACAAAATATTATGAAGTTAAGGTAACTAAAAAATCAGTGAATGGAAACAGATCTTATGGATATACTATTATAGGTAAAAAGTATGTCTTTAAAAATTAGTATGTCTATTTTTATTTTTATCTATATACATTAGTTGAGTAAAAATAGACATTTATTAAAATATTTTAATTATGGAAAGTGATATTAAAGAAACAATTAAACAAACAGAAGAGTATATTAAAGAATTGGATAAATGAATGCTCGAATGTAAAGAGGCTACTAAAAGATTTGGTGATATTATAGATAAAGTATTAAAAGATAAAGATTATATGTTTATTTCTAAATTTGATTAATTATGGATGATTATTTATTTAAAAAGCTTGAAGAACTAGAATATAGAATAGTTCAACTAGAAAACCAGAATAGAGGTTTAGTTTGGGAAGAAGTAGAAGAAAAACCAGAGATTCCTAACGCAACATATATTGACTAATATGAAGTACTTTACATATAAATTATGCTTAAATGGAGTAAATTACGTTTATGTAATTCCCGAAAATAGTAAATTCTTAGTAGATTTACAAACTGGAGAATTAATACCTAAAGATGAGAAATTATTTGAGATAATGGAATAAACAAAAAGGAGGGTTATTTGCCCTCCTTTTCTTTTTTATTAAACATATCTTCACTTGAATCCTTTAGCTGTATTTGCTAATCCACCACATACTCTACTAATAGCTCCTCTATCAGTTCCTACAGATTTGGCTGCTTCTGTGCAACTTTCATACTCTTGAATAAAATTACCATCTAAATCATACTGAGCTACTTTACGACATCTTTGTTTGTTATGAGCATCTACTTTATCTCTTCAAGATTCTGGGCAATTATGTTTCTTTCCCTTATTAGAATTAGACAGTTTCTTCTTTCATTCAGAATTAAATTTGACTCCGTAATTGCCTCCTTCTCCTCCAGGTTTCAAATTTAAACACATAGGATCAGTGTCCCATTTATCTCCAATTAGTTTGTATTCTAATTTAGATAATTCATCTGCATTAGTGCAAGTTGCCAAAATAATCTTTTGGTATGCATTAGGGAATCTTTTGTAATAATTAGTAATAATCCTTCCTGATCCTTTATATGGATCTTTATTTATGTCTTTACCTCTATAAATCCTTTTCCCAATATAATACTTGCCTCTTAATGTACCTGCAGTTAAAATTATTTTATAACAATAGTAAAACATTATATAATAGTAAATTTCTGTCGTCTTTGCATCCCGTCTTTATTCTTTAATCCCAAGTGTATTCAACTTGCTATACCATTCTTAGGCTTTTCATATATCAACTGGTCTCAATTTAATTCTTCAATAGCTTCAGCAATCCAACTTTGGAATACTTTCATATTACCATTAATTGGAGATATATCTGCTGCATACCCTGTTAAATGAGCAGAAGTTGAAGATCCTCCTACTGCTTTATTAAGCTCCTTATTTCTAAAACCAGAGGAAATCCTGATGCCTGCATTGCCAAGCTGATTGTCATCACAATACTTTGCCCATCTCTCTCTTATTGGGTCTAAAAGCTTCTCGACCAACTCTATCAGGTGCTCTGTTATACTCTCATCTGGAGTGTTATCTATATGCTTAATTGAAGCAGTATCAGATCTTGTTAATTCTTCGAGTGTGAAATACTTCATTATTTATATGAATTATGCAGTTTATAAAGGTAAATAAAATAGCACACTGCTCCAAATAACGTTAAACTAATAGTAATCCAAAAAGGAATTACTTTAATTAACAAAAATGCAATCATTAATAGTACAACTACTATTACATATTTTAACCAATATTTCATATTATATTTTATTTAAAATTATACTTATCTGTATTCCAGCTCTTCTTAGATGTACTCAAGTATCATAAGGCATAGGTGTATCACAGAATGACAAACCTAAAATGCCAATATCTTTATCCTCAGTCTTTAAATAAAATACTGCTATTTCATTCACTCTGTTGGATTTAAATGCATAATATAATCTTGGATCATCTGCTTCTAAACTATCTATATTACCAAACCATCCATCATTCTTAGAAAACTCTATAATTGAAGTATAGTCAGATAAGAGGAAGTCTTTATAATGGCTACTTACAGGTCTTATTCCTGGTTTTACTTCCTCTGCATTCATTACTCCATAGGTAAATGGAAGTCCTCCTAATCCAGTAGTTCCATTATGATATTCAATAACCCAAGCTCTATCAGCATTTGTGCTTTGAAGCAATTCTTTAAGCTTATATTTAATCTTTAAAGTTGCTTCATTTCTTGCAATAGTTTTAGAATTGTGAGTTTGTTCAATATAGGTTACAACCTTATTATAAACAATAGAGGGATTAAGTGTAATAACCATTACATAGGATATAAATATTAATCCAATCCCTGCTTTAAATATCTTTAGTAATCCATATTTATCAACCCATTCTAATACTTTACCAAACCAATTTAATTTATTTTCCATTACATATTATACTTAAAGGTATATCCTTTAGTTTGTTTTTGTCTGCCACTTAAAACTGAAGATATTAAAGAAGAAGTTATGTTTAACTCTCTTGCTGCTGATCTTATACTTTTATAAGATTTTATAAATCTTCCATCTAAAGTGTATTGACTAATAGCTTTAGTTCCATAGTTTTGATTTTTCTTGCGTATTAATTCCTTAGTTTCTTCTGAATGATGCTTCCCATAAAATGGATTTTTATTTCCTATTCTAGTTTTAGCAAATTCAGAAATAATAACTTTAGTTTCATTAGAAACTATAGGATGATTACTTGTGTCAGTTCTATTATAACCAAATCTTAAATCTGTAGTATTATAATAGCTAAAGAAGTATTTTTCAAGATATTTCATTTCCGATTCACTATTTACATAATAAATAGTATGTTTAATATTGTTTCAACCGTACTTTTTAATTGGTCTGTAAACAAATTGATCTTTATATCCTTCTCCACCTCTTCATCTACTATTTACTGACTGAGTGGTTAATCCAACATATCTTTTACCATTTGGAAAAGTATGAATATAAACTACATACTGTCTTGACATAAGCCTAATGTGTTGTCAACTTGGAAATCAGCTCTAACAAACACTCCACAGGTAATATCTTTGAACTTTTGATAGAATGGAGTATAAATTAAAGGATAAGCTATTTCAACTTCTGGATATAGGTTATTAAAACGATTAATTATATTTTGCAGTGCAAGCATACCTGCTGACTGTTCCTCCAATTGGTTGTTATCAGTCTCATCCCATCTTGATACGAAGTATAGGTTTAAAGAGTAAGTAATAGTATCTTCATCTACACTAAAAGTATTAGGTGTTATATAGAACACATTATACTCAATAGTTGGTAAGCTATTTAACTCATAAATGTCTTTACTTCCTACAAAATTGATGTTTGGCTCTTCTAATGCACAAGCTTTTAAATTGCTAATTATCTCATAGTAGGTCATAATTACTTACTCTTTTTATTGTTACTTGAAGGAAAATCATAAGCTCTTTGAAGAGGACCTTCACAAGAATTATATCTCCAACCTTTACCTCTAGCTCCACCTAACCAAATAGTACAAGATGAACTTGAATACATATTTGGATACATATCTTTAAGAGGTTTATAAGAATACAATTCAGGAAAATCATTATAATATGTAATTACCCAATTTTGTAATCTCGTTTTAAAGAAATCTGCTTTATCTCTATAATATTTCTTAATAAGATTAACTTGGCTAATATCAGAAGTTAAATCTTTCTCATCATCAGTCCTCATAACCCCAAAATTACTCAGCTTAAATGAGATGGGTATAGTAATCTCACTTAATACTTGATAAAGTAAATAAGGCTGAATATAGTAATCTAGCAATTCTTTATATCTATGATTTTCTGGGTCATCTATTGAAGTAGGATCATAAATAGGAGGTTCTATTGGATGAACTGGTTTATTTGGATCTTTCCAATCAATTACTAATTTCTGAATCTTTTCTAAGAGCTTAGTTCCAATTAATGACTGAAGCTCAATATCTTGTGCAAGTTTAATTGCTGACTGAAGATATTTACCAGAAACATTATTGTCTAAGTTAGATTCAGATTTGATATAATCTTCACTAATTAGAAGTACATTTCTAAAATCCATTTGTTCCATATTATTCAACTATTTTAGAATCAGCTGTATCTAAGCTAAATGGGGTAATTGTGATAGAATTCTTCATACCAAAGATTTTGTCAAATGTATCACAAATCTCTTTTTGCATAGGTTTAATCATCGTTCTATTATATAGTTTAAATGATGAATTAAACTCTTGCTCATTAAATCCAGTAGAATCAGAGTTTATTCCAAATAAGTTAGGATTAGCTCTAAATGCACAGAATATCTGTTCTCTTGTTCTATCAGATAAAGCACTATATTTCTCATCAAAATCATCAGAATCTAAACGCTCAATAGTAGTCTTATTTGTTTCATCATCATTATATGAAATAAGAACTCTACCAGCATTTTGAAATCCTGAGAATTTCTCATTAATATTCATCTCAATCTCTTCTTTAACTTCGTCTGTAGGCTGTCCATTATTAAAGTTAATGATAATATTACCCATAAATCCGTTATGAAGAGAATTTAGATGGAACTCATTAATATTCTTCTCAGTTTCGCAAGATAGGATAGCTGCACCATAAACAGGGACTGGATATACTTTTCTTGTTATATAGCCCTTATTATAAACAACACTTGTAGGATTATCATCTGAATAATTAAATTTTGGATATTTGATAGCTTTAATAGACCAAGCAGACCAATCATCGGCATAATAGAATACTTCATTCTTTTCATCAGAACGAATCTTCATAAAGTCAAGATGATAGATCTCTGAAACTCTACCTAACATATCTCTAATTATTTGTAAAGCATATCCTCCAAAAATCATCTTATCTTTAGATACTTTACGCATAATATCCATAATAGTCTCACCTTTCTTATTTACAGTTACTTCAAATCCTGGTGCATTACATATAACATCATTACCAACAATAAAGTCAGCAGTCCCATTAATGATAGATTGAAGAGTAGCTACATTTAAATATAGATCCCATAAATATACAGGATAGCGATTATCTTCACCCCAAGAAATCCAATCAGAACCCCTTTTTCTCGATTCTACAGGAAGTACTAAATTTGACACTACAACAGGATCAATTGCACTTAATTGTACTTTTGTTTTATTTTCGCTCATAAGCCGTATATTTGTTTTGTTTATCGTATTGGTATTTATTATTCTGATAATCTCCAACTCTTATTAGTCCTGAACTCAATACAGGTATAGGTTTACCAGCAACTAATATCTGTGTTCCTGTAGTAAGAGTATTTTCATAAGTTACCAGAATAACTGGATTACCATATAGCTCTGACTGCATAGGATTATTTACATCTACAATTACTTCAAGTTTATTTGGATTACTAAACAGAATATACTGATATTCACCATCAGGCATATCATCAGATAATGTAATATCAAACTTATAGTAGATATTTTCAGCATAATTCTGATTTTCAAGATTAAATATATAAACTTCTTTAGTAGTTGTATTTTGCATTAATAAAGTATAATTCATATTTTACAGCAATTTACATTAGTTTTACATATCTTTTTCTTAAAATATAAACCAATTTACTAATGTATTAAAATAATTAAAGGAGACCTAAGCCTCCTTTAATGTCAAGTTTTTTACTCACTCAAAGTACTAAGAAAAAATAAAAACTGACAATTAGTTTGAACTTGCTAAAGTTCAGTTTTTAGATGTAGCTAATGATTTCTGTTCCTCAGTAAGGGTATTATAAACAGCAGAATTAAATGTAATAGTTTGAGTAGGATTTCCTGTTAAATCATTTGCTTTATTTAAGATATTATCGACTGACTCAGCATTAAGATTTGGTAATCACTGCAAATTAAGATCTACCTTTAAATTTGTAATCCCTCCAAATGTAGTTATAGAAGTCATTTCTCCACCTGTTATTAATTCGCTAAATGTATAGTTATCAACAGCTGTCAAATCTATTTCTGGAATTTTAGTTAGATTTGTACTACCAGTCCAAAAGAATTGCTCTAATGATAATGTACTAGAATTATATCCATTGAATACTATTTTATCACATATTTCGTTGCCATTATATCCATACATAAAGTAAACTAGTGATGCATTAATTCCATTTTTAATATTTACTGTAATTGTACCAGTAGTACTTATGTTTGTAAAATATAAAACAAAAGGAATATATGATTCTGTTATATTAAAAACTATATCTTGCAGAGTTGAATTTGGAGATATAGTGCTTTCAAACATACTTGAAGGGTTATTAAACTGTTGACCTGAATTTATTGCTATTTGGTGAATATTAGCTTGTTTAAAACTCTCTTTTGCTAAATAAGAAACAGAAGTATCTAATTTACTACCTAAATCAATATAGCTATCAGGTAAGTTACTATTGCTAAATAAATATGAAATATCTGCAGTACTTGGATTTATAGTTCAATTTAGTTTCCCAAATTGACTATGATGCATATTACAATAAGCAAACGTTAATCCTGTTTTAGTAACATCAAACACCTCACCTCCAGAAATCTGTCCTATCTTATCTGCATAGCTTCTAAAGGTATCGGAATCTGATACAGCAACACCTTTAGCTACAATAGCATCTTTAATGGCACTCTTAGTACCTTCAAGATACGTTAATTTATCAGAAATTGTATTTGCCATATTAGATATATTTAAATTTTACCCCTTTATAAGTGTCTGTTCTTCCTTTAAGACAATCTATAACTCTACTATGAGTATACCCATCTATTGATGTTTCAATTGCATTTTTATATGTTTTAACTAGTAAATCATTAATAAATAGCCCTACAGGTTTACTAATTTTATCAATACATCTATTTATTCTAGTTCCATATGTATTATTATACTTTGCATCACATCATTCTAAATTTTCTACCCTATTATCTGTCTTATTTTCATTTATATGGTTAACATATGGTAGATTGTCAGGATTTGGAATAAATGCTTCTGCTACTAGTCTGTGAACTTTAATAGCTTTAGGTTTATCTAAGCCAGATACTAGAATTACATAATTATAGCCATATTTATCTATATGCTGTTTTAGCTTTTTATGTATTTGTTTTCTGGTTCTTCCAATAGAATCTTTAAAAGTCAATGGGTTACTATATACATCTCCTGTAGAAGATACACTATAGTTAGGATAATTTGTTAATACTCTATTCATTTGGAATTTCACCATTAATTGTATCAAGAGTAGTTGAGATAGTTCCGATTTGTGCCTGTAAAGCTTGAATAGCAGCTTCTAATTCTGAAACCTTAGCATTATATACTTCTAATGTTACATAATTAGATAGTTCCGATTTGTCTGCTTTATTTGCATCTAATGTCCCAACTTCCTTATCTAATGCATCAATCTTTAGTTCATCCTCTTCTTGCTTGCTTTCAATAGCTGTAATCTTAGAAGAATTATTTCCAACTTCATTTTCAACAGATGCAAGCTCTTCTTTAGTAGCAAAATCCTCAGTACTTGGAATATCTGACTTGAGAGCATAGTTAGAAAGATCAATAGATAGATGTAAATCTTCACCCTCTCTATTAAATGACATAGGAGAGTTTACTTGAAATACTTCCATCTTAGATGTTTCTAATTCAGTAATATCATTCTTAATTGGCTCTAACTTAGGTTCAAGTATAACATCCAACTGAGAATTAATTTGCTCATCAATTATTTCAACAGCCTTATCTTCGGAAATGTAATTACCTTTAGGTTGAAATCTCGCATCTGCTTCAATCTTTGTATAAGAACCAACAGGAAGCTGAGCTGTCTCAATACCGCATTTCTTACTAACATAGAAGGTCTGAGTATTCTTAGTATTCTTTAATATAATCATAGTTTTATTATTTAAGAGATTCTTCAATAGCCTTCTCAGCTTGTTCTTTATAAACCCTGTCTTGTTCCAGAGATATTTCTCTTAGATGAGTTAAATCGCAATCTAATGGACAAATACACTCTTTAAATGAGTTATACCCTTTAATATCCATTTCGTCTTTATAGTTAGTCAGAAGCATACTATCTTCAGGCTTAACTACTTGATACTTTTCTTTAATTTCAACTTTCATATTAGTATGTTACTGACCAGCCTTTACTGGTGATTTGTGATTTTTGTTCCTCTGTTAATGAATTGTAAACATTCTCTGCAAGTTTTAGAACTCCAGCAAGTGATACTCTTGGAGTAGCTAAATTATTAATTATATTCTGTACTGATTGATTAGTTAACTTTGGGCTATCTTCAAAATTTAATCCAGCAACGGAGTTAGTAGTAAAGCATTTTCCTATATCTTTAAACCCTCCAACATTCTCTAAATTAGATAAACCATTAAACGTAAGACTTAAATATTCCCAAGAATATGCATCATATAAAGGTATGGTGGTTAATGAAGTACAACCATCAAATAATCTGCTTACATTAACTGTATGAGTTACTAAATAATCCCTATGAGGAAATGTTATATTTGGAGCCGTAATTAAAGATCTACAATTTCCAAACATCCAGTTATAATTATATATCTTAGAACCATCAAAATCTCCTATAATAGTAGTTAATGAAGTGCATCCTTGTAATGTACAATAAAAACCGCCCATATTGTATAACAGTCCTAATTTATCTTCTCCACCTTCAACCATTCCAGTATCAAATGTAGTTAAATCGGCGCAACTTTGAAAAAGTCTCATAAATACCACATTATCATCATTAGATGCAGGAACATTGAATTTTTTATAATCCTCGTTAGTAACTACAGCAGAACCAGTAAATGCAGAGTCATTTGAAGGACTTGGATAATATCAGCTTTTTACACTGTCTATATTACAATCCGTTACAGGTTTATCATCTAATAAATGTATTTTAACTTGACTTCCAAATACTGGGTCTATAAAGGTTATAGGATTACAAGGATCAATAGGCCAGACTTTGGTACTGCCCACATAAATGGCAGTACCTTGTCTGTTACCTACATAAAAAGCTTTTAAATTATCTCGAATATTCATATTACTCTACAATTAAATATTGAGTATTTGGATCTTTACTTGAAATAGCATCATATTCAGACTGAGTTACCACAAGAATAGTATGAACTTGTGGTTGAGTTCCACTTCCATAAGTAACTGGATTAGAAACACTCTCAATATCTATATTTCCACTACCTAACAAGCTTTCTCCATTAACTGTCTTAATATTTGTTCCGCTAACTAAAGTGTCTTGTTTATTTCCTAATCCTGCATTTAATTCAGTTTCTGTAACATACTCATCAGGAATAGAAGTTAAAAAGCCACTATCATTAGTAAGCTCAGATGTCTTAGTTGGTATACCTAAATCCTCAAGACTCTTATTACCACTAAGTTCAACAGAATTGATTTGAGGTTTATTGGTCAATTGATTATAATCAGTAGTACCTCCACCTCCTGAAACATCTAAGTTACCAGAACCAAGAATATCCTGTCCATTTATGGTTTTTATATTCGTACCACTAACTAATTGCTCTTGATAACTATGATAACTAGTATCTGCTGATACTCCAGTTGGAGTAATAGTAGTTTGAACTACAGTATGATTAGCTGTAGTACTTTCAAAATGGAAAGTAGCTTGAATATTTTCTCCTGAAACAAAACATACTTCTGGAGCTGCTATATCACCATAACCTAGAATATTTACATAATAAAGCTCAAATGGTGTTTTATTAGCTATAGCATTCTTAACAGCAGCGAAATCTCCAGAAAGATGAGTAGTGGAATTTATAAATAGAAATGGAATATTAGAGCCACTTTCAATTTCTATATTACCTTCTCCAAGTAAAGACTGACTATTGATTGTTTTGATATTAGTTCCACTTACAAGTAAATCTTGCTTAGTAGCCATCTCTTTATCAAGAGAATCAATCTTATCTCCATCTTCTTCTTGTTTTGTTTTAATAATTGATATATCTGAAGTATTAGTTGCTACTTGAGTAGATAAAGATTCTACCACAGAAGAATCAGCTTTACCAGCAAGTTCTGTTTTTGTTGCATAATCTCCTACAGGCTGTTTAGTAGCAAGCTGCTCATCAACATAAGTCTTATCTGCTTTACCTGCTAAATCTCCAGAAACCTCTGCTTCAGTTACAAAGTTAGAATCATTAGTAAGCTCACTAACTTTAGTTGGAATATCACTCTTTAAAGCATAATCACCAACTGGTTGGTATCCAGATAAATCTACAGATAATTGGGATTTATCTTCATTAAAAGCTAATGGAGCTTGTGGAGTAAATACTCCTTGTTTTTCCTCAAGTTTGGCATCTACTTCTTCTTTAGTATATCCTTTATTAGTAAGATCAACCTCAGTAACTTTAACAGTCATATTACCATTATTTACTAAGATTGCATTAATAACTACTAATACACCATTATCTTGGAAATAATAGCCATATAAATCAATAGTTTCAGGATGCTCAATAGTTGCAACAGGAATAACTATAATATCACCTTTATATGTAATCTGGCAGAATAAATAGAAGTCCAGATTAGTTCTAATAAAGTCATAGATATGTTTCTGTCTTACAGGATCATTCTCATCTAAATTAAGTAAGAAATGATTCTCAAAAGCAGAGATTACATTATCTATAATAGATATATTCTTTCCTGCTGTAAGCGTTCCCTGTTTTGAAGCTATCTCTTTATTAATAGCTGTATTTAAAGCATCAATTTCAGCTTTAGTATATTTATCTGCTAATTGTGCATATAGAGGACCATTAACAATACCAGCTTGATTAGTCTCTGTATTATATATTGGAAGTTCAACTGCTTCTCCAGTTTGATTACCAAATACAGGAGCTAAAGTAACTTTAGATGGGACTGATTGAATATTAATGGCAGGTACTATTGAAGCTGCTCCAGATAATTCAGTTCCATTTAAAGATGGTTTGTTACGAATAGTATTATAATCTGCAGAAATAGTATTCTCTTCAATTACTATACCGTCACCTTGGTTTAATTTATTCTGTTTAGAATTTAATGCACTTTCAGCAGCTTCTTTTGTAAGATAATTATCTTCAACTCATTTTTCAGTAGCATATCCATCTAAGCTGCTAATAAATCCACTATCATTAGTTAATTGTGAAGTTTTTGTTGGTATCTCAGATTTATCGGCTTTATTGGCAACTGCATCTGAAATTTCAGTTGTAACCTCTTCTTTAGTTGGATAATCAGCTAATCGTTCAGTTATCTGATTATCAATATTTTCAGCACTTGGAATAGTACTCTTTATTTGCTCTAACTCAGAATTAATAGTAACAATATCTTCAGATGACGCTAATCCCAACTCTTCTGAAGTCATATTACCATTTAACTCAATGCCATTGATTTCAGGTTTATCCTGAAGATCAAAATAGCTATTAGTAGCTAACTGAGAACCATCCATAACCTTAACTTCATCATCCTTGTCAATAACAATAACTTTAGTCACATTTGACTTATCTATTGTTTCAACTTCAAGGACATTAAGATAAGGAAGAATTGTCTTTTCAGTTTCGTTTGCCATATTATTTTTCTATAAAATATAAATTATTCATTATGTGGTATATAACAAAATAAGGGCAAGTAAATTAATACTCGCCCCTCTTTCTGTTATTAAGCACCTACAACGCTTTGGATAGCTTCTGCACTCAACTCATAAGGATATGATTCAGAGTCAGTAGCTAAAGTCAGCGTATAAGCGTTCTGATCACCTTTTGCAGTACCAGTAACACCCGTACCAGCGGAAGCGCTTACATAGTCATCTTTTCCTAAGAACCAGTATTTGCCATTAGAATCTTCTACAACAACTACAAGTTGTCCAATAGAAAGAGCAGCAATCTCGATTCTTTTCTTAGTCTCCATCTTTGTAAATACAAGAGCAAGCTCATTACTTACATAGTTGGTTCCTGCAGTTTCGTCAACGTTCAATGTTGAGGTTAGAGAACCAGTACCTTTGCGGAATTGGTAATTATACCATTTAGCATCTTCTTCAAGAGTAATAGCTGAGATTTGATTAGTCTCATCATCTACAGTTACACTCTTAACATTATCGTACTGAGTAATCCATACCTGTTTGATACCACCAAGCGAAGATTCGCAATCCAGGGTAATACCAGCGATAGTTATTAAACAAGCCATATAATTTCAATCTTATTTAAAGTTAAACTCTATTGAAATTAGGCTTTGGCACCAAGAACTACCTCATCAGGGAATGCAACCTGTACGCCAGCGTTAAATTCAATAGCTAATCTAAATTCGCGGAAATCTTGTGAATACCACAATTCAAACTTCTCCTCATCGTTCATCATATCGCAACCATAGAAGAAGTTCTTATCTAACTGACCAGCAACAATCTTATCAGTTCCATTAAGACCATTAACAGCGATTACTTTAACCTGCGAACCAGGAAGCATAATCTCACCATTAAGATTCTCACCACTATAATGGTAGTAGTTCTTAGCAACTAACTCCTGGATAAATTTACGGAAAGTATCACTACCAACTAAGATAGAAGCACCATCCAGAACCTTCTCAGGAATAGCGTTATAAACAGCCATAATGTCATCATAAGCAGAAGTACCAGTAATCGTTACATCAACAGTACCAGCAGCATTTTTTAAGATCTTTAACAGACCATCAAAGTACTTCAGGTTATTAGTCTGAGAAGTAGTATCACCCTGCCAAATAGCAGTCTCGATAGCAGCCTTAACGTTCTCAACTACTGCATTTACGAAATCCTCTTCAAAAGGAAGCGTCTTCTGACCAGCAGCTACTCGTACTTGATACTGAGTCCAGTATTTAAGCATCTCTTTATCACAATATGCCATATTGATCTTAATATTACCAGTAGTCAGAATTCTCTGAGAAAGAGTCTGAGTTCCAGCTTCATCCCAACCACAAGCTAGGCCATCGCCAAACTGAATAGCAGTTGATAACAGGTTAAGAGCAGCACTAGTTTTGATGTCAGTTTGAAGATTGAACAACGAAGCACTCTTAGCCTTTAATACAGCCTCTTTTATCAATGGAAGCCTGCGCTGTTCTACGTAACTAGTTAAACTCGTCATTACGGGGTTTGCCATACTTAAAAATTTTTTTAATTGTTATACTTAAATATTTTACCTTTATGCTGTTTATATTTTCCGTTTAATACTCTAAGAATAGAGCTTTTACAGTATCCATCTAAAACAGCATTTTTAATTGAAGGATAAGTTTTAATTATATTTCCTTCTAAATCTAGCATAATGATTGATTTTATACCTTTATTTATATGAGATTCAGACATCTTTTTTCTTGTCTCTGAAGTAAACTCTCTATTTATAGCTATATTTTTAAGTCTTTCTGTAGTTTCAGCATTATATACTCCCGTTTTGTGTTTATTTCAGGGATTACGACCTTTGCAAGATTCTGATATTTTAATAGCTATTTCTGGAGTCATTCCTCCATAACCTCCTGGTTTAAGATTTAAACATCTCTTATCGGTGTTATAACAATCGCCTATAATATCAGCTTCTCTTAAAGCATTATCTTTTGAAGAATCATTAAATTCAATTATAACTTTTCTGTAAGTAACATCTTTAATCTTGCCATATTTACTATAGTAATTAGTAAGAATAGTGCCACTTCCTGCATAGCTATTATTAAATGGATCTTCATCAGTACTATGCTTGCCTATATAGTAAGTGTTTTCCCATCCAGGCATTAAAGGCTGAATTTCATAAATATAATGGTACATTACTCAAACATTCCTTGGATATTTTTAAGCTTTTTATCAATGACAGGATTACCAGTCATTATTGAAGCTTTGCCTTCTATCTGTTCCTCAGCTGAAAATGCAGCACTCATTTTGCTCATCTTTTCAACCGTCTTTTCTGTAGCTTCAGATTTACCCTCTAATTCAGCTACTTTCTTAACAAGCTTATCAACAATGTCATAAAGCTCATTAATTTCGCGATGAATTGCATCAATTGCATCAGTTACAGTTTCTTTGTCACCATCAGTAGCTACTTCAGGATCAACTGGCTCTTCAGCAGTTTCTACCTTGCGTTTCCCACAAGCAGCATCAACTTCTGCTTTAGCTGCTTCTTCTGGATCTACTTCAGCTTTAGGATCAGTAATGGACTCTACTTTACCGTCTTTAACAACAATCGTTTTGCCATCTTCGGTAACATACTCACCATCAGCAGCAGGTGCATATTCGCCATTTTCATCAGCTACATAAACATCCATACCTTCTCTCAGATCCTCATCTGAATCCCAAGTAAGCACAGCCTTGTCAGTTTTAACATCACTGAACTTTGCAAGCATCTTAGCTAACTCAAGTTTAATTTTTGTGAATTTACTCATAATTAATTAATGTTTAATTCTTTTTATTTTTCTCAACATTTTTTGAATCTCTTTAAGTTCCTCATATTCATCAGATTGTCTTTCTAAAGTAAACAATCCCTCAATAGAGAACCCTTTAAACTTGCCAGCTTTAATTGCATCCCATATAACAGGATTATTTACTTTATAAGTAGCAAATAATGAACCATCTGGACAATCAGCAAATTCAACTGGATTAATTCCTCTATCTATATCTTTAATATATAGTTCTTGAAGAATTATTCCAGGAATTACTGAATCTTCCAAATGTTCAATATTTACATCAGTAGTTCTCTTATCATACATCATTTTTTCAGCCATTAAACGGAGAGTTTCTTTATCATATTGAATATAATATTCTCCGTTTTTACTATCCCGTCTAAATATAGGTATATCACATACCATTAAACAAGAAGTAACTATATGTTTTTCTTCATCCATCGAGAACTTCTGAGATTCCCCAAAAGCAAGCCAATTAACTTGGGTTGCAGGTTTACTGGTCAATGCTACGAACTCTATTCCATCACAATCATCAGCAATAATTGCTTGATATAATGGAAGATCATTATACATTTTTTCCATTTTTTATTAATATATAAGCTATTTTAAAAATGTAATATTGTTACAATCTTTTATTTTTATATATTTATATACTATCAAATGTCAAGTTTTTACTCAAATTTGTATCTAAGATAAATAAATTTTGACATAGCACTACTATATAAGCACTGATAATCAGCAACTTACATAGTAGTGTGTCATAAATTTTACTCACTTTAGAAACTTGCATTTGATTCTGTAACTGCAACTTTAGTTTGAGCAGTAGTAATATCACTCTCAACTACATAACATTTAACTGGTTCGTTTAAAAGGTCAGTTTCTTTATCTCCTAATAGGTTGCGAGTATATTCAACAGGAGCTGTATTTAAAGCAGCTGGAGCAGATACTGATGCTGATGCTCCTGAAGCAGATGCACCACTAGTTTCGTCTACTTCCCAGATCTTTTTAACATTAGCTATACCCGCAGCAATTGCTGCAGCAGCAGCGGCTGCACCTAAAGCTGGACCAACAATTGGAATTCCTGCCATTGCAGAATAAGCACTGTTAGCTGCACTATATGTATCAATTAAAGCTTGAGCTGTTGCAAATCCTTTACCTACTTTACTTTCCTCTCCCCATATAGTTGCCATACTTCCTGCAACCTTTGATGCTAGATCAAGACGAGCTTTTATAGATTCTTGATATTGTTTATTAACATTTTCTCTAACTTTGTTTTTCTTATTTTCTCTGTCTATTTCATTTTCAGTTAATTGCTCATCAATAGAATCTAATTCTAGTTTAATAAGTTTTCTCTGATCAGCTGTTAAAGTCTCATTTTCTAATTGTTTTAATAGAAAAGACTTCTGCTCCTCCAATCTTGTTTTTATTTGATTATGATATTTATCTATAGAACCTTCTTCAGTATCTGTTCCTAATAAACGATCTTTATATCCCTCTATGTCTTTTTTGCTTGAATAAGAGAACTCACCGCTTAATCCAAATATTTTGGCAAATCCTTGTGTATATTGAGTTTTAGGAATTTCTAAAGATGTATCTTTTATATCATACCTTGCCTCGCGCATTCTTTTTAATTCAGTCTGAAGATCATCTCAAGCTTTATCTGCAGCACTTTTTCTTGCATTTTCTTCATCTTCTCTAGCCTTATCTCTAATTTTCTTCAGCTCTTCTTGATGCCAAGCCTCAACTTCTTCAAGACTTCTATTATTTTTAATAGCTAGTGCTAATAGTCTAATATATTCATCTTCAAGTTCATCTACTGGGTCTTTATCCTCTAATCTCTTTTGAAGCCATTCATCAAATTCATTAATTACCTTCTTAGCTTCAGTAGTGTTCTTTGTAATAGTTGGAATATTAAAGAACCCACCATACTTTTTATTAGTATCTGCTACATCCTCAAATAGCTTTTTAAGCCTTTTCTCAATGTCTTTATTTAAATCATCCAACTGTTTATAAGTATTCTCTTTATTTTTCTTAGTGTACTCATAAATAGTATTAGAATAATCTTTTCAGAACATTGCTGTAGCTTTAAAAGCCTGCCAAGCAGATGCCTCTCCAAAACTTGTATCAGAAATTTGATTCTCCAGTTCAGTACGTTTGTTTAAATACTCCTCATAAAGCTTAATTGCAGCCTGTTCAATAGCCTGAGCTTTTGCTCTTGCGGTTAATGCTTCTACATAATTACCAGTATTATTTACAAACGCATCTTCTGCAGTCTTTACATCAGTAATATTTAAACCAGTCTCTTTAATCTTATCTGAATACTGCTCTATAAACTTACGCTTAGCATCTGCAGAATCTCCAACCCTTTCGTAAGCTATTTGTAACTCTCTAAAGATAGCTATAGATTTAGAAGCAATCTGATTAGTAGTATCTGTAATAGACTTTCTAAATTCAGCAGCCTCCTTTTCAGCTGATTTTATTGAGGATATATACTCTATTATCTTATTAATGGCTACTCCAATAGCTGTAGCCAATGCAATTCATACAGTTACATTACCAATAGTTTTAAGTGCAGTTTTAACTTTACTTACGCCAGAAGCTAATTCTGCAGCACCTTTAGCAGCTGCATTAGATGCTTCAGCTTGCTTATTAAGAGCAGCAGCTATCCCAGGAGAATTTCTTTTTAGTCTTTCTAATTGCTCATTGGTTACAGCTATACTATTACGAACTTCTTTAGTACTATCATTTAATTTACCTATAATCGGAATCGTATTAGATACACTCTTATTAGTAGCAGATATTTCAGCAGGAGTGCCCATTACTCCTTGAATCATACCTCCTTTAAAATTAATATTGGTGCCTTCTAGATCCTTGACTACTTTAGAGATATTACCTAATTCAGTTCCAACATTACCAACAGATGTGCCAATGCTATTAAGCTTAGATGTATCAATCTGATTAAGGTTTTTGGCAGCATTATTCAATCCTGTATTAAATGGGGAAATAAAATCAGTTAATTTCTTAAACCAATTACCTAAAGTGGGCAATTCTTCTAATAAATCTTTTAAACCGCCAACTCCCTGCACTAATGCTATAGTAGACTGTAGTTTAATCATTACTTTATTTAAATCCTCTGATTCTTTCCCAAATAAAGTAATGGCAGCTGTTGCAGCTCCATATCCACTGGCCAACCCAGTGGATATTTTAGCTACACTTTCAAACCTTTGAGCAGTAGTTCTTGAAGATCTTGCTATCTGCTCATTAATCTTATTGAACTCTGATTGTCTTTTACCTAGTAATGCAAGAGTTTCATTATATTCCTTAGTACCAATCTCTAAATCATTCAGAGAACTAGATAACGCATCAATATCCTTCTTTAAAGAGTTTATTGACTTATTACTTGACTTAGTATCAATACTAATAACCTTTTTAATTTCTGTTTGTGCCATTAGATTGTAATATTTTTAACAGTATCTTCTGTTAGTGTTAAATTCTCTGTATATTTAATTGTTCCTGTTGGTCCGTCAGATACTCTAAATAAAAATTGAACTCCATTTTGAGCATATATTCTATAACTTCCATCATCTCTCATATAAGTGACATTTAAGAAATTATCATTTTCAGTTAGAATCTGATTAACACCAGAAGGAATACCTCCAGTAGAAGTTTGAAGCTTTCCTGTAATAAGAATAGTTTTATTTGGGTCTGGAGTTTGAGTAAACATACATTGAGGGCCACCTACGCCTCCTTGTTTATAAAGACTAAAGTAGAAACTTCTTTGGTCATATTTAGTATTCTCATTATAAGTAACTGTTAATTCTGTTTCTCCAGGTTGCCCAGATTCAGGTGTAATGCTTACAATTTCATTTGGACTATATCATCCTAATTCTCAAGGAATATTAGAAGTAACTGTAATCTTTTTAGTCCCAGCTTTATAATCTACAACTGGATCTGAATCATCAAATGATATATATTCACCTAGATTTTGAACTCCAGCTAAATAACTATTAATATCTTGAACTTTAATAAATTCACATCTAACTGTAGAATCTGAATTAATATCATAAGCATCAATCTTATTAAGTATCCAGTAAGAATCTTCAAAATAATAGAACTGTCTAAGTAAATCATACTTAACATCTAAATCATCCAATCTTACAAAGCAGGTAACTTTTTTAGTATTTACATCAAATTGATCATTATAAAATTCACTCCAGAATCTACTATATAAAGTAGATTGTTCTAAATAACTAACTTTATCAATGTATATTTCTCTTGGAACCCCAAAATCTCAAGATGAAGATATAAAATTACTAGAAATAGTGTATCTTATAAATTGTGGTAATATGTTTCTTCTAATAGCTATTTTTTGTCCTGCAGAATTATTTTCACTATTAGTATAGATATAACAAGGTTCTCCATCATTAAGAACTGACATTTCTGTAACATCATCAGTAATCCAATAATAAATAGGATTTCCATTTATATCCTGCATATTAACATCATCATTATAAAATAATAAAGCACTTTTTATCTCTTCAAGACTTTGTTCATTATTATCTAATGTATAAAAACAAGTTTTTGCAAATATATCATTTCCAGGAACATCCCACCATTCTGTAGTCTTACCTTGATCTATAAAATTAGCTCCATATAAATCCTGATCATTAGTCTTTACTTCTGTAGAAGTTCTATTAAATAAACTATATGTAATATTATCATTCATAAATGCAGGTACATAAGTATTTCCAGAATTAAAGAAATTTCTAAAATACTTATCTGCATCTCTTGCGGATACTACATTTTGAAATATATTTCCAGAATATAAATCAGTATTATCACTATTAAAATTATATCCAGTGTTTAATCTTTGCTGACCATAATCTATATCATATTGTCTATCATATTTCTTGGCATAATATGTTTCTGGAGTTTCTAATGACATAGTGTATCACTTCTTATCAAATAATATTGGATTTACATTGAAGTCTTTAGAATAATCAATCCTTTTACTCCAATCAGAGATTATATTCTTAAAGAAATTATTTCTAGTATATATTCTAATTGTTTTACTGTCAATATCTTTTGTAAAATATAATCCAAATAGTTTTGCATAACTTAACAAGTAATCAACAGGAGATTGTTCTGTCTTTAATAATTTCTGCTTAGTAATTAAAGCATCAGAAGTAACTGCTGAAGGCCAAGAAGCCTTTAATGTATATTGAGTTTCATCATATAAAAATTCTGACCATCCAGCCACTCTATTTGCTGTGACATTATTAGGATGCATATTATCTGATTGTCATACTGCATCTTGATTGTATAAATTCTCAGTTCTTCTTGCAATTTGTATATTCACTAAAATCTTATTGACTTTAGGCATATCTTTTACAGTAAATCTGAAAGTATTAGTATTATTATCACTTTTAAAATAATACCTATTTCCACTATCTTTTACAAAGTGACCAAAAATAGCTTCTACAGGCGCATCAGTTAATGGATAATAATTAAACCAAGTTCCAGGTCCTGATTGAACTTGAGTGTTTATCTTATTTGTAAAGTTATATAAAGGAGAGTATGCTATAGGTCTACTAGGAGATGAAATATCTTCAGCATCATATATCAATATCTGTGCTGTTACTGATGTTCTGTAAGGATCATTCCTATAATCTATATTTCCAGCTCTTCCGTTCCTTACATAAGATAAATATAAATCATTACCTGCTGAAACATTTGCATTATAAAATAGCTGAAAATCAACATTAATATTAACAAGAGTATTAGCAGGAGTTGCAGATAAATCAATTACTTGACCTTCCCCAGGAACTATTACATCACTCCCTGTAACACTAAATCTACCCCAGTTTACTGAAGTAGTTGTTCCTCCAGGTTTTAATCCGCACCAAAATAAATCATTATATTTAGTAAGTTTGGCATTCTCTGTAATATTATCTGATTCTTCATCTTCAGTAGATCCTAATAAAGGCAATGCAACAAATGCTTTATTTCAATATGGATTTGAGTAATTAAAGAAATCTGGGTCCATTATAACATCATATCCAGAATTTTCTTTTCTACAGATAGTTTCAATTAACTTACTCAATTTTAAAGCTGGTCTCTGCATATAACTTCTAAGATCTCTCATCTCTCATTCTGTATATGCTCTATTTAATTTAGCTAATCCATACCCATTATAAGGTGTATATGTAACTCCTGAATCTGTCTTACTAGTAGGAAATATGCTATTTTCATTAGTATTTATTAAACAAGTTTCATTATCAAAGTTTTCATATAAACCATTATATGCTGGAATAAATGTCAAATAATCATATATTTGACTTCCTTCATTCGTTTTACTTCAGTCAAAACAAGTATTTACAAAATCTTTGTTAATATAAAAATTAAGTTCAGTATCAGCAGGAAGTGTATTTCCATCTTCATCAGTTACAAAGTATTGTAAATCAGCAAGAGTCCTAATAGTACCATCTTCTTTATATTTAAGTCCATAAAAGAAATCTCCTAATCCTCCATATAAAGTAATATTATAAGTAATGACAGCTTGTTTTATAGATATACTATTTAATTGCATATATCCAGATTCAACTAAATACCCATTATTATAAATTCCAAAATCAACTCGTTTTGAAGGATCAAAATATACTCCAGAGAAATTACCTTCTTTTATATGGAGAAATCTATCTAACTTATAAATCTCTCCAAAAATCTTATTATTATTCTTTGTGCCAGGTATAGAAATCGTTTTACTAAACGAGTTCTTGACTATAGTGGGGTTTTGGAAATCCTCAACTGTATAAGTTATAGGAAGACTAATTCCCTCACTACAGTCAACCTCTTTATTTGCAATAAATAGTTTTATATTCTTTCTCATAATTATTTACGATAAGTATCTTGAGAAGCTTCTACATTAATTGTATAATAGAACTTGTTTTTACCTTGATTAGTATAAGTTTTATATTCGCAATTTGTATCAGTAATCAATACTGGAGTGATAGTATTATCTTTAAGATTATGCAAATATACTTTAGTACTCTCAATTAGATTAAACATCTTAGAAGCTTGAATATCATTTAAATAACCAGTATAAAGAATCCAGCTTGAAGTTATAGTATTCAAATACTTATTTCTTGCAAACTCTTGTGATGTATTTAATACCTTACGAGTATATGTTTCAGATTTAATCTCATCATTCTTTTTAACATTACCCTCAACAAGTAATGAATCCCATCCACCTGCTGAATTAGTATAATATAATACATAATCTTTACCTGTAGTATCTATATCATATCTAATCTGTCTATCACTAATATTTCCACCTTCTACAAATCCTACTATTAAATAGCTTCCACAAGGCCATAATTTATTACTTAAATCTTCTGTATATGTATATCCATTAATTCCAGAATTTAAACTAATATCCATAACAGATTGTACTCCATCTATATAAAAGAATCTATTAATAACTCCAGTTCCAGTTGGTAGAATTCAACTTGATACTAAATACTGCCTGGGATCAACTAAACCAGTAATAGGATCACTTAACATAGTGCCTTTAGTTAGATCTCTATCTTTATAACTCCAGTCATTGAAGAAAGTAATTGGTTTTTCATTTCCACTAGATGTTATCAAAGTAAATGGTTTCAAATATTCTGGAGATATTATAGTTTTAGAAGTATTAAATATAATACCATTAGATAGATAATTTTCAGCAACATTATTTAATAAAAACTCTACTCTATCAGTTTCAGGATATTTATAAGCTTTACCTGCATACACCATTTCTCCTGCATAATCTAGATGATATTCAATAAAATCAGAACTGATAATTTCTTCCCAAACATAATCTTTCCAAATAGGAGATATATCAGATTTAACAGATTGTGTAATATTAATAGATAAATTAATAATACTTGAACTATTCTTTATAACAGATACTCCAATAGTTGCTTGTCTAGAAGATAAACCTGAATTTTCTGCAATGTTCAAACTAATAGTTGCTACACCTTGAGGATTCACAGAGAACTTCTGACCACTAATCCAACCTACAGGAATACTAAATACAACATCATCTAAGTTATTTGAGCCTGTACCAATTATATTTAATGTAGATGCAGTTCAACTTACTTCATAATTAGTATTAGGAATCACTAAAGATGTTGCAGCTTGTTTAATTGGAACTGTAGCTTCAAGAGTATAACCTCCAGAAGTTGTTGCAGTAACCATTGCACTAAACTCTAAATTATTAGTAGTTTTATTCTCTGGAACAGTTAATACAAAATAGTTATCAACAATATCCTTTTTAATATCACTAGCTTGAGGGCAGGTAACATTAAATGAGGTAATTGTTTCTTCTGCTTTAGTTGTACTTAAATGGAATTCTTCAGTAACAAAAGCAGATGCTCCATAAGTTCCAGATGATGGAGTAACTACTAACTTTAAATCTTCTGGAGTATTGCTTTTTTCAATAGTAAAGCCATAACTATAAGAAATAAACTTATTAGTTTCATAATAAGCTCCTAATTGGATAGTTCCAGTTAAATCTGTATTTCATTGAGTATTAGCATTTACTGTAATCTTAAACTTAATAGAGCAGGAATCTCATTCTAATACCTCAACACTCACTAAAGCAGTAGCATTTACTACATCACAAGTTCATTTAATAATATCTGCTCTACTTAATATATATTCAACAGTATAAGTACCTCCAGTATTAGGCACTGTTATACTGCCATTTGCAGGATAATATCCAGGGGCTTTACTATGAAGATAAACTGGCATAGTATCTTCTAATTGAGCAGTAGTCAGTCCTTTTGGATAAAATCTAAATATTGTAGAAGAGTCTGTTGTAATAGTTGAGGGATTTGTAAAGTTAATAGTACAACCACTTGTACTTGCATTAGAAATAGTAACATCTAATGGACCCTCTTCTGAATAGTCATCTCCTCATAGCCAATAATCATATACTCCTGTAAGACCTCATCCTGGATTTTCCCATTTAACAGGATATGTTCCTGTACTTCTTGGTATTCCTAATTTACTTGGTATAAATGTCATTTTTAAAAGTCTTTAAATAAATAATAATCTACTTGTCCTTGTAAGTCTTTAGTTATAGCATCATCAAGAAGTTCCATATAATTGTTCTCTATATATTCTAGAGTATTAGCAAGTGGATGTTTTCCTTGAGTTCCTTGAAGATGTATCTTTCTTCCAATTAAATATGCAAGTTGATCTACAGTAGGTAACTTGCCATTATAAGGTCTTGGAATTACTGGCTTAGTTTTAATCCAACTCTTTATATCAGATAATGGAGGAAATTTACCAGCAGCTCTGCCTTCTTCAACATATTCTCAATAATCTAATAAGCTAAAATTAACCTCATAGTCTCCATCCTGAGTCTCAACTATATAGTTTAAACTATTACCTAATGCTCCAGTGTCATCAGATCTGGTTTTAACTAATTCCTGTCTATAAAGAGAAATTATAAGATCTCCTCACTTTCTTAATAGCTCACTTAAATTTGAGAACTTTAATTCTTGAATATTCATTTTTGTTAAAATATATTATTTTATATATTAGTAGCTAATGAAAATAGGGAGGTTTACTCCCTATTTTATATGTAACTTTTTTATATTATCTTAGTACCAAATATGAGTAAAAAGGTTACAGTTAATGTTTTCTTTTTCATTCTTCAATCTGTCTATTTTCTTCATTAGCTTTATCTATAACATAGCATATAAGATTCAGGAACTCTTTAATCTGCATATCATATATCTGATGCCAATTAAATCTGGTAACTTCACTCACCTTATCTATTCAGATAATTCAGCTTCATTTTTGAGTAAAAGGATTAATCGTCTCGTCTGTATTAAGCTCTTCAGAAGTTTCCTCCTTTCCAGTTTGTCCTTGGTTTTCCTTAGTCTCTTCTTCATCTCCCTTTCCGAAGAGTGTAGGGTACTCAGCGTTGATACTTGCAATAAGTTTACAAAAAAAAA